CCATCTTGCCCACTTCCTTCGTCCTTGAGGGAGCTAGACTTGATAGGTTGAAACCTGTGTTTGGTAATCATGTCGTCATTGACATTATGACACAGCGTGGACTAATGAGGAGTGTGGCCATAACAGGAGACCACGAATCTGTCACCCTCAGTAAATCCAAATTTGATGCGGTTCACGCGGTAGCTATAATAGCCAAGGTGCCTATAACACCTTCCATGGTCGCTTCAAACATAAATCAGTCCGATGCTGTTGGTTTACCGACTGAAAGACTGCCCCCGGGTCACGCTGCCATCCTGGCTAGCTACTTGAGAGCAGGAATTCCTAGGTCACCGCCAACAGTGTACCCATCATCGGCTGCTCTTCTGCCCATCACATTTGCGAAGCACGACTACAGTGCTCCAATACCATTAGTATCCTGCGGCAGCCCGTTAATCGGGCCTAACTACGTGTATGCTACCAGCTTAGCATCAGACGATCGCTGTATCATTGGAAGAGTAGAAAACTTTCACGACTCTATACCGGAGCAACGTGAATCAATAACGCCAAGTTTGGCCGGCTACATGCAAGAATTTTCAGAATTTCTCGTGCCAGTTGCCGGTCAGGGCGTCCCACTGGATGAAGACGAAGTGTACGCTCGCCAGAATAGGCCTTCCCAAAGGTCCATTTTGGAAAACCAAAGTGTTGCCGGAGATGGTGCCAAAGAGGCTGTCCAGGCATTCGTAAAGAAAGAAGCTGCACAGAAACCCAGTGACCCTCGTAACATCTCACAGATGCCGAAGAAATTGCAGTACTCAGGAGTCATGTACTCTTTTCATGACAATGTCATGACTGCGCAGAAATGGTATGCCTTCGGCATGACCCCAGCCGAATGTGCCACCAGAATAGTTGACGTACTCAGAGATGCCACCCACTGCGTGTTGGCAGACGGTAAACGGTTTGACGGGCATGTTAAACGATTAGCCAGAATTCTAGAACGACTCATCATGTTCAGGTACTTTAGCCCAGAATATCACTCGTTAATTAATGAATTGATGGATGCGCAAATGGGCTTACCAGGTTTTACCAAGGAAGGGAGAGCATACTTCACCGGATTCGGTCGTGGCTCGGGCTCGCTTGAAACCTCGGACTTCAATACGCTCATCACTGCATTCATCGACTACTGCGCTCTTAGGAACACCATTATTAATGGTTCTAAGTGCAGCCCACAACAGGCTTGGTCAAAACTGGGCATCTATGGTGGCGATGATAGCTTAGCAGGTCCTGTAGACCCTAAGGCATTGAAGACCAGCAGCAAAATGATGGGCCAAGACTACGAAATCACAGTGGTCCCACGCGGCTCATCAGGAGTTAACTTCCTCAATAGATGGTTTGGACCAGACATTTGGACCGGAGACGCTAACTCGATGGCGAACCCCACACGGTTGCTATCAAAATTTTGGGTTATTCCAGCCCATTTAAAGAATCCATTGGAGCGAATGGCCGAGAGGGCATCTGGCTACTATAGAATGGATCTGAACTCACCAGTTGTTGGTGAGCTTATGAAATGTTTTCATGCCCTACTTGGTGAGCGTCTTGATGGGGAGCTCATGCCGTGGGATGGCAAGCATTGTCGTGAAACCAATTGGCCAAATGAGGACTCTGGATGGATGATTGACACATTCCAAGAGATGATACCAG